CAGGATTGTTACATTCGCTACTGGCGAATCGTTTGCCCAACGTATAATGGGTACTCCAACCTGTCCGGGAAGGAGTGGGTTAAGTGCCAACAAAAGCAAGGTCAAGCATGGCACACGTCACGAACGACCAGTTTCTGGAGGAAAACCCAGATTTGGCGTCGCGGGCCGGTGTAACTTACATCGGTAAGTACCGCAGCTCTCGAGCAACTGCGAAGAGGGCATTGGCTAACCTCGGTAAAGGCGTCGAGGTACCTGCAGTAGATAGAGGTATCGAAAGAAGGCTTAAGGGCGCCTTCGCTGAGCTGGACTACGGGAAGGATAACCGTAGTGTCACAGCACCTCAATGGGTGGAAGAGGGGATCGCCAGATTTGGCTGTCCACTTCATACCGCCACAAGTGGCAGGACAACCAGCTTCACCGTTCCAGGGTACGGAATCTGCTCGTGTAGGCGAGGAGAACGTCCGGACTCAAAAGTTCACTCCCCCCTCCGAACCGACATCGGCGGACAGTGGCAGTCTGCCTCCGAAGGTGATGTTTTACGGCAGGGAGCCGAACCCCAACGATCTAGCGGCGATATGCCTCTCCCTCGCTACTCGGGAGTTGCACAGCCCTATCACGGAACTCGTAGTAGTGCACAAGTCCATGATGGATTCATCGGGACCTTGGCCTACAAAAACGCAGTTTCTGCAGCGCTCAGCATTGCAGGTGGTCAAGAGAGAAGGCGAAAGCCTTACAGCTTGGCTCGCGTGGTGGAAGCTGAAATTCATCGCGATAAGTTCAGTGGGGCTCCTTTTTTCGATCGGAACGATCGTGTTCTCGAACAGGGCCTTCGCCTTGCTGAGAGGATTCGAGAAGGCCACAGGGGCTTTGATCCCTATGTATGTGGTCGTCGCGTTCAGTCTGGGGCTTACGGCCCAAAGACTCGCCTCGTATGGATGGCGCCGTTGCCTACGACTATTGTGGGCTCGTCATTCTCGAAACCCGTCCTTGCGGGCCTGGCTCGACGGAGACCGTTCTCCTTCGGACTTCACCAGGTAGAGAAGGCAGCGATCGTAGAAGAGTTCAAGTCTCGATTCAAGTATGTATACTCTCTCGACTTTTCTAAGTTCGATTCGAGTATGCCTGCTAGGATTATCGATGACGCCTTTGGAATTGCAAAGACTCATCTTGAGCTTGACGCTGTGGACGAAAACTTGTGGGATAGGTACAAGAGCGACTTTATTCATTCTCGGATCATTACGCCTAGTAGTGATATCTATCAGGTGCATAAGGGTATTCCGAGTGGCAGCGCTTTTACCACAATCATCGGGTCTCTTTGCAATCTGATCTGCATCCAGTATATCTTGATACGTACTCAAGGTAGGGGTGTAGCGGATGATAGAGTGCAGATTCAGGGCGATGATGCGCTCATCGGTCTGAACACCTACGTTCCGCTTAACGAGTTGGCGGCCGTAGCCGCGGAACTTGGGTTGACACTCTCCGTAGAGAAGACGTACGTGACGACGTCTTCAGATGAAGCATCACCGCCGGTGCATTACCTCGGCTACAGCTGGGAACACGCACGTCCTCATAAGCCAATTAAGGACGTAGTAGCGAACCTCGTGTTTCCCGAACGACATGCAGAACGTACGGATGCCATGTCGTTGCTTCGTCTCATTAGTTCAGTTCAGAACAGCGTGGAGAATTTCCACGTGTTCCGGCATGTATTTGGCGGGTCCGATGTGATTCAGTCATTTCTTGCATGTTCTAGTGAGATGTGTAGGTCCGGTGATTTACCCGCTCTTGCAGCATATGACCTTAGTGGTCAAACGAGGTATCGCCTCGTTGTTGATGAGGACCCGTCAGCTAACCCCGATCCAAG